CGAACTGGTGCTATCTGCCGCCGAAGAAGAAACTTCGCACCATCGGTGATGTGATCGGGCCGCTACCCATGCCAGATGACCCCGCGGGCGGCCCGATGCATCGGTTGCCGCGGTTGCAATGGAAGACGTGGGTTCGGCTGGCGCTGATCCCGGCCGGCGGTGACTGGCGCGATCTCAACAACCTCGACTGGCAGCAATACCGGATCGTGCACGAGGCGCGCGGCGGTACATTCGCGGTCGAACAGTGGGACGAGCCGTCCCGCACGGTGACGGCCACGGCTGGACCGGGTCGGAGCAACAGCGCCACGGCAGTTTCTGACCCGCGCATCGGGCTCGATGCGAACGGTCATGCCGCAATCTACCGGGTGGTCCGGTACGATGAGCCCGCCCCGTGTGTCACCGGGGCGCACAGGCCGAACAACGGTGCGATAACGATCAGTGACCCACGATTGCGGGCTCAGGAAGGCAAGCATCCGGGCGTGTACCGAGTTGTGCGGATGGGCGAACCTTCGCCGACTGTGACCGGCACGAGATTCGGCAGCGGCACGCCGGCGATAGCAGATCCGCGCGTGAAGACTGAGTTGATGCCCGACTGCTACGGCGTCCAGGATTGGGACGAACCGGCGAAGACGATCCGAGGCAACAGCAGGATCATGCAGTCGGCGTCGAGTGTTGCCGACCCGCGCATTGGCTGCTCGCCCCGGTCTGGCACGATGGGCGTCCAAAAGTGGGACGAGCCCGCGAAAACCGTCATCGGCGCCGGAGACATCCACGCCGGCGCGGCGGCTGTCGCCGATCCGCGAATCCCAGAGGACAACGAGTCAGGAACATGGGTAATCATCGCCGAGGACGGCACATGGCACCGGCCGCTGACGACATACGAGTTGGCGATGCTTCAGGGCTTCCCGACGCACCTGCCAGACGGCCGGCCGTTCCAGCTCGAAGGATGCAGCGATGCGAAGGCGCGGGAATACATCGGCAACGCCGTCCCGCCCGCGGCCGCCGAGGCGATGGGAAATGTCATCTTGATCGCCATTGCCCAGGCAGATGCCGGTATCACCTTCGAGATGTCGTGGAACGACGTGTGGGTGCTGCCGGAGACAGAGGAGCAGGAGCGAACGGTGGTGCATTGAGATGACGGCAAAACAACAACTCTACCAAATCGCCGTAGATGACAGCCAGCCGCTTGAAGAACGATACGCAGCCGCCCGGGAGCTGCAGCGCCGGACGCTCAGCTCGCGAAAGGTTTACGATCTGATCCGTCTGTGGCCGTATCACACGCCGTCTGAGATTGCGGACATGCTGGACGTGACCGTGCCGACGGTGGTCGGAGTGGCTAGTCAATACGGACTGTGGCAGAGGAGGCTGTCGGGATGAGCGAAAGATACATCGAGTTTCTGAAGTCGAAAATCGTCGTCGCAAAAGAATCCGGATTTGAAGTCTATCCGGACATGATCAATCCGCGCCTGAAACCGCACCAGCGAGACGCGGTAATGTGGGCAGTCCGCGGCGGGCGCCGGGCGTTGTTCGAAGCGTTTGGGCTCGGAAAAACGGTCCAGCAGCTCGAATGGTGCCGCATCGTTTCGGAGCATATTGGCGGAAAGGCGCTAATCGTCCTGCCGCTGGGCGTCATGCAAGAGTTCAAACGGGATGCCGTTGAATTGCTCGGCATGGACGAGCCTGAATACGTTCGGACGATGGCTGAGGTACAGAATGCTACCGGTCAGATCCTGCTCACGAACTATGAACGGGTGCGTGACGGGGACATCGACCCGACATACTTCACGGCCACGTCGCTCGACGAGGCTTCAGTCCTTCGGAGTTTCGGGAGCAAGACGTACCAGACGTTCCTGGACAAATTCCGCGGCGTCCCGTATAAGCTCGTTTGCACGGCGACGCCGAGCCCGAACCGGTACAAGGAGCTGATCCATTACGCCGGATACCTCGAGATCATGGACACCGGGCAGGCCCTCACTCGGTTCTTCCAGCGGGATAGTACGAAGGCGAATAACTTGACCATTTACCCGCACAAGGAGGACGAGTTCTGGCTGTGGGTGTCGACCTGGGCGCTGTTCATCACGCGCCCGAGCGATCTCGGATATTCCGACGAAGGCTACGAGCTCCCGCCGCTGGAGGTTCGGTACCACAAGCTGCCGGTCAACCATGAGGCGGCCGGCGCCGAACGTGATGGCCAACTGCTCATCATACGAGACGCAGCGGTCGGGTTGGCGGAGGCGGCGCGGGAGAAACGCGAATCGATCGATGCGCGCGTCGCAAAGGCAGCCGAAATTGTCGCAGAGAGCCCGGACGACCACTTCATTCTGTGGCATGACCTCGAGGCGGAGCGTCACGCAATCAAGGCAGAGATTCCGGATGTGGTGGATATCTATGGCAGCCTCGACTACGAAATCCGCGAGAAGCGCGTGGCGGACTTTTCCAACGGCAAGATTAAGCGCTTCGCCACAAAGAAAGAGCTCTCCGGATCCGGATGCAACTTTCAGCGGCATTGCCACCGGGCAATCTTCGTCGGGATCGACTACGAGTTCAACGATTTCATCCAGGCCATCCACCGGATTTACCGGTTCTTGCAGACGAAGAAAGTCATCATCGACATCATCTATACGGAGAGCGAGGAGCAGATCCTGCAGACGCTCCTCAAGAAGTGGGAGCAACACAATCACATGGTCCAGAAGATGACGGAGATCATCCGAAAATACGGCTTGTCCGGAGGGACTTCGGTCATCAACAAGCTGGCCAGAACGATCGGGGTGGAGCGTGTGAAGATCGAGACGGAGTGGTATACGGCCGTAAATAACGACTGCGTTCTGGAAACGGAGCAAATGCCGGACAACAGCATCGACCTGATTCATACGTCGATTCCGTTCAGCAATCACTACGAATACACGCCGTCATACAACGACTTCGGCCACAACGAAGACACGGCGCGATTTTTCGAGCAAATGGACTTTCTGACGCCGCAGCTCCTCCGGATCCTGAAGCCCGGCCGGATCGCAGCGATCCACGTCAAGGACCGTGTCCTCTATGGAAATGCGACCGGGACCGGAATGCCGACGATTGAACCCTTCCATGCGATGTGCATCGAACATTACATGAAGCACGGATTTCAATATTTCGGCATGATCACGGTCGTGACGGATGTCGTTCGCGAGAACAACCAGACGTACCGGCTCGGATGGACCGAGCAATGCAAAGACGGCACGAAGATGGGCGTCGGATGCCCGGAGTACATCCTGCTCTTCCGCAAGCTGCCGACCGACACCAGCCGCGCATACGCTGACGTGCCGGTGACGAAGACAAAAGAGCAGTACACCCGGGCGCAATGGCAGATCGACGCTCATGCGTTTTGGCGGTCCAGCGGTGACCGGCTGCTGACGAAGGATGAGCTTGCGAGCTACCCGATCGACCAGCTGCAGGCGGTGTATCGCAAGTATTCTCGCGGTACGGTCTACGACTACCGCGAGCATGTGGAGTTGGCGAAGAAGCTCGACCGCGACGGCCGTCTGCCGGCGACGTTCATGGTCGTGGCGCCGGGCAGCTGGGACGACAGCGTCTGGGACGACATTGTGCGGATGCGGACGCTCAACACGTCGCAAAGCCAGAAGCGTTTGCAGATGCACGTTTGCCCGTTGCAGCTCGATATCGTAGAGCGGATCATCAATCGTTATTCCAACCCCGGAGAGGTTGTCCTAGATCCGTTCGGCGGCCTGATGACCGTGCCCTACGTCGCCATCAAGATGGGCCGGAAAGGATATGGGATCGAGCTTAATACGGACTACTTCCGGGACGGGCTCGGATACCTGAAAGCTGCGGCTGAAGAAATATCGATGCCGACGCTGTTTGATCTCGAGGATCTGCGCGGCCAGCAGACGGCCGCGGGTGCGTGAGAGGAGGAAAGAGGGATGATTGCGCCTGGCATATATCGGGTAAACGGAAAGTACACGTCGAGATATGTCGGTGTAGTTGAGGTTTTGGAAGCGACTGACGACTATGTGAATTGTCGGAGATCAGATGGTAAAGTAGTGACGCTGAGCCGTAATACCGTTGAAGCTCTGAGATGGACGCGGATCGATCAATCGTCCGCCTATGGCAACGACTGCCCCGGCGGTCGATGTGAGTGGTGACGCCATGAGCAAGGACAAGAAGATCACCATCCGGCAGGCCGTCAAGCTCGTGCAAGACGCCTACGACCGCTACGAGGAGCTGGCGAAGCAGGTCCTACGCGAAGAATTCGGATTCGGGCCGGCGCGGCTGGCCCGGTTCGAAGAGCGTTTTTCGGAGTTGGCCGCGCAGGAGGCCATGCGGATTGAGGCGAGGTTGAGGAATGAAAGGAGATGAGGGTAGAATGAAGGCCATTACCATATACCAGCCATGGGCAAGTCTCATCGCCCACGGGTTCATTTACTTCGGAGACTTCACGCCCGGACGCTACGCATGGGAACTGGACAATGTGCGATTGATTGATTCGATTCCGGCCAAAGGACAGCAAGGCATATGGAATTGGGAGGGCGAGAATGTTTAACGAACGAACAAGACAATTCTGGCGCGGGCGGATCGAGATATTGCAAGCTGATGCAGCGCGGTATCGGGGTATGGGATGGACGTTATATGCGGAGCTGTGCGAGGTTTCGATCAGGAAATATGAGGAGCTTTTGGAGAGGCAAAAGACGCTGCAGGAGATAGACGAGAGGGCCAAAGCGATATAAAAAAATCCCCTGCATCTGGGCCATGCAGGGGAAAACCGAATAAACGTTCCTACACCAAATATACCATACAGCGAGGTGTAGGGGTATGGGCGCACAACAACTTTGCTTCGGCATATACGAGATCGACGAAGAAAAGACGAAAGAGGCGGTCGAGCGGTATCTGCTGCTGGCCCGGGAGTACAAAGTGACGGAATACATCCCGCACGAACTGAAGGTCACACCGCTGTACGAACCGCGCTACCACGGGCATACGAACGCGGTCGAGTCGCAGGTTGAGAAGGTCGCCATCCTGAATGTGGACGAGCAGGAGCGGCGCCGAAAGCACGTCGAGCGCGTAGAAAAGGCGGTTAGCCGGCTGGGTGCCCGGCAGCAAAAGCTGATCCGGATGCGCTATCTGGACGATGACAACGTGCTCGATGTCGATGTGGCTACAGCTCTCGGGTACAGCACCCGGCACTATCGACGGATCAAGTCGATCGCCATATACCGGCTGGCAGCAGCCTTGGGACTGGTGGTGCTGAAAGAAGACTGAAAATCATGTCCGCTCTATGTCCGCTATATGGCCGCATTGTGGCCGCTTTCTCGCAAAATTTCATGATATAATGGTATCGTCGAAGAATTGCAATCAGGGTCGCCGATCATCGGCGGCCTTTTCTTTTTGCCTGCTCATCCCCAAATTGCCGCACGACCGAAGCCTGCTCGCGGGGCAAAGCGAGACAGGTGCGGCTCCCTCCTTTCGACCGCGACCGGAGCGGTGAATGAGCAGGACCCGGGCGCTCGCCGGCCGTGCAAACGATCCGGAAGTGCCGGCACACCATCATAGGGAGGAATGAATCGTGAAAGAGAGATCCGTCATCACCGTCCCGCGCAATTTCGCGGGCTGGATCAGCAAGCGGCATCGCATCATCTGGTCGGTCAATCCGTATCGGCGCGATAAGCGGACGGGGGTTGTGCGGCCGTAAACAGGAAAAATCCTACTTGTGTCGAATTATGGGGTAAGGAGGGTGATCGAAATTGAGCATTATCGATGTGATCGAGACTCGTCGAAAGTATGATCGGCTCTGTAAAGATGTGGTCGAAAAAACAAATACGTTCTTTCGTGAATTAGTGGATGAGTATGATAAATCGGCTCGTGATATTCACACTAAGTTGCCTGGTAGTATTCAAATTGTCGAAAGTAGCGAGAAATCGTATCGTTTTAAAATACTTAACCACAATTTTGCGCTGACAGTACATGATGAAGTTGCATTGGTTGATATGGACGCGGAAATTAACAAAAGATTCCCCACTAGGGATTTTATTGAGATAATTGTTAATGAACCTGAAGTTACGAATAAATTGGCCGGTTGCATTACGTTAACGGCTAAACTGGATATTGGATATGTAACCATTATGAGGATTTTTGTGAATCATAAAGAAAAAATTGCGTATGAATATGGAATTGGATGGAGGCACGACCCAATATTTACTGATAAAGGTAATATAGGCCCTCTGATGAAGGAAGAGTTTTTTGAAAATCCAATAACATGGTTCGTTTTGGGCGAGCATGCAAAATGGTCACCAATCAAAGATATTAGAATTACAGACAATGTAACTTATTTAAAACCTAACAAGATTGGCTTTACTCCAGCACCTTAAAAAGGTGCTTTTTTTTACCTATTTTTGTGTGAGGTGGTGGTCCATGAACTTCGTCCAGCCGATCCGTGATCCGCAGATGGTCGAGGCCATCAGGCAATATTTCAAGATCCGGAACTTCCGGAACTATATCTTCTTCTCGCTCGGCGTCTACAGCGGCCTGCGCGTGTCCGACTTGCTCAACTTGAAAGTCGGGCAAGTCCGCGGCACCCACATCGACATCGTCGAGTCGAAGACGAAGAAGCGGAAACGGTTCATCATCCACCCGTCGATCCGCGCGGACCTGGATTTCTTCATTCGGGACAAGCAGGATCATGAATATTTATTCCAGAGTCGGCAGCGGAAGAAGCACACCGGCTTTGCCGGTAGGCCGATCGACCGCAGCACTGCTTACAAGATGCTGCGCGAGGCGGCCGATCATTTTGGCCTGACCGACATCGGCACGCATACGATGCGGAAGACGTGGGGCTACCACCTGTACATGCAGGACCCGCGGAATCTGGCGTTACTAATGCGCATGTTCAATCACACGTCGGAAACCGTAACTTTGATGTATTTGGGGCTGACTCAGGACCTCATGGACAGCGCGATCCGCCGCCTGAAGTACGCATAATTCAGGTTGTGTTGCACTCAAACCACTGCACCATAAACAAAGCCTAGAAGAATCGAAGAAAAACAGCAGTTTATGAGTGCAACAGAATCTATGTTATGGGTTAGTCTAATTACAGTTTTTAGTCGATGCGCAGGTTGATTTTTCGCGCAGTCTTTCGTAACTCTTGTCTCTGTGAAAACGTTTCAACGTGAAAACAACTCAATTGGCCGGAGGTGGGGTGAGATGTGAGTGGCACCGAAGCGCAGTCCGTTGGAGCGAAGGGCCTTCAAAATGTGGTGTGCCGCTGGCCGCCCGCGGCAGTTGAAGTGGATTGCGGACGAGCTCGGCGTCAGCCCCGAGATGATCCGCAAGTGGAAGCATTATTACAAGTGGGACGATCGCGAAGATCCGCGGCCCGGGGCACCACGCGGCAATAAGAACGCCGTCGGCAACAAGGGCGGCGCGCCGAAGGGGAACGCCAATGCCGTCAAGCACGGCCTGTACCGTAAGTTCATGCCGCAGGACGAGGAATTCCTAGAAATTTACGATATGGCGGCCGAGGCCGATCCGCTCGACATGCTCTGGCACAACATCACCACACAGTTCGCCGCGATCATCCGCGCACAGAAGATCA